ATGTGAATGGCCTTCATTTATTAATTTCTCTATTGCCTTGTTCTCTGGACACTGGCTCAAATCAATAGCCAGACAATCGAAGTCCGGGCCATACTCTGCAAATTCACATTCTGTATTGCTGTAGTAACATTTCATTTCGCCCTCTTCAATAAATATGCTTTAAATGCAGGACACTTCTTTGCTCCCGTACACCCTCCGCAAAAGTCCTCTGTCCTAGTTTCCTCTGTCTCGGGGCAGAGAATACCCTTGTCTGATGGTTTACCGGGTTCCCATTCTCTGCAATTATTTCGCATACCCCTTACATGAGCAATCCAGCAATCACTCAGGTTTTCATACTTCGTGCAGGCCCGTTCTACAATACAGAGATCATGTGCCGGGTGGTCTTTATTCGGTGTTGTCATCTTAAAAATGGAATTTCTTTTATCTGGAAACCCGCTGCTCCTTTATGACCTCCACCCCCATACTTTTTTGCTATTACAGATACATCAACTGCTGATTTTGTTGAATAAAGAGAAACAGTCCATTGACCTTTTCTCCATATAAAAGTAAGCATGATATCATATTTTTCAGTATCCCACACTGAATCGAACATTTGAGAATTAGTCAGCCCTCGATTAATGGCTATTGCTCTAAGTCCTTCAAATTCAGTTTCAAAGGAACAAGCTGAAATATATTTTTCATTTTCTTGGTCACGGAACTTTAAGAGAAGCCTGCCATCATCACGGATTTTTCTCATATCAGCAAATTCAAAGCTTATATCGGGAATAAGAATAGCATCCCATATTTTTTCTGAGGGCAATGTATTATATAATCTCATGCCCCACTGAAAAGGCATAATTGCAGGATGTACTTCTAAATCCCATATATCATATCTACCGAGAAGAAAGACAGATAGTGGCGTGAGTTCTTCTGGAAAACAATAAACCCACGTCAACTCACAACCCGCAGACTTATTATCAAGTTCCGCGTCTATTTTCTTTATGGGGGTAGCTTCAAACTCTTTTATTGCAGAAATATGGTGATCTATCCATACCAAATTACATATTTCTGAAAGTCTCTCCATATCAGAAAAAGGTTGCAATGAAAAATCAACCATAAAGACTTGTTCGCCTTTCTCAATAGAATCCCACGGGAAAGTATCTCCGTAATTAATCCCGATCATTTCACATTCAGGATATTTTTTGAAAATAATAGCACCTGAACAATGCCCATCTAAATCCGCTGAGTGATAAAAACATTTCATTTTAATTCCCCCTCTTTCTTCGGTACTTTCTTCTTCTGGTTTTTGACGAGATGGTATTCATTTTCAGGTGCTATGAAAATATCGTAATTCTTAGGGAATATAGCGAACCTGAGGCCGAAAAACCATTTACCTTTTTTGACTTTTGTTTTTTTCATTATCCCTCCGCTCCGGGCTCAGGATAAACGCCCTGACATTCTTCAATCTGGTCTGGATCACTGAGCCTTACACACAATTTTCCGTTAAGATCACGGTTCAGGCAAGGCCCGCACTTTTCCTCATCGTATAAAGGCGCGGTTTCTACTTCTGGTTCTTTAGTCTCTTGTTTTTTAGTTGTGCTTTTCGGCTCCTTTTTATCTTTCAGCTTATCCTTGACGGCAGCATTACCCTTTGCTTTGGCAGTTGTTCCTGCGGGTGCTTCTTCGACCTCGAACCAATCAGCAATCCCGGACATGTTATCTTTCAGAGAGTTATATATCTTCCCGAGAGACATTTTCTGTGCCGGGGTTATGCTTTCTAGTTTGCGCTGTATCCGCTTTTCGATCATTTCCTTAGTCACGCCGTATTTCTCAAACGCTTCAAGCATTTTTTTGATTGCTTCGGGAGTACAGTCAGCCTTTGCCCTTAATGTTTCTTCACACTGTTTCTGTGCCATTTCAACAACATCACTGGGGATAATACCGAGAATACATGCTCTTAACCGCCTCGCTCCCTGATTTGCTACCATTTCATAGATGTCGCGGGGATCTTCCAGTTTGTAAGACCCTTTTCTGGTATGTCTTTTATGGGGTACTTGAAAAGCCTTTACTTGCCGGGTATTGGTTTCCATATCCCACGCAAATGCTTCTACCGTTGATTCGCCAGTTCGTTGCTCAAGTTCCCTGATGCCGAAGGTAATATTACCCCAATTCTGCGCCATTGCCTCTGCCAGCCGGATAGACGGTCCTGTAATGTCAGTGCCACCGCGGGCATAAGAATATAATGCCCCTTCAGCAAGCCCCGGACGCTGACAGGCTATCATTATCCTATCAATAGCCTCTGTTTGATTCCGGGGGAACTTCTTTGCGATGATCATAGAGGATTGAACCTCTGCTACTTCCCGGCCCGTTGCTATGTCTGTCAGGGCATTTCCTGACGGTTTTACCAGACTTCCCTCACCTATTTTTGTCATTGCTTTGTTTTCCATTTACGCCTCCTTTGTTTTTTTCTACATTCTCTGTGATATCTTACATGTGGAAATCTTTTGTTGACATACATATTTTTAGGATCATCATATATCTGGCAAATATTACATTTTCTCCAATTAGCATTGCCACATACCTCTAAAGCCTTTTTCTCGACATGAATTTGCTTATGCTCTTTTGCTGACATACAAATAACAAGATTGTTTATATTATTATTGTGGAGATTCTCATCTTTGTGATGAATTTGGTATCCCTTCGGTAAAGGTTTACCATAAATTTCCTCGGCAATAATACGATGCTTTAAAACCTCTTTACCTTTAACATGCATACGATGATATCTCCCGTTTTTCTTGCTACCCAATCCTTTAGGGGACTGTTCTTCATATCCTGCAAGAGGATTCCCATATTTTTTCCACTTTTGATAGTGCTTAGAACAAAGGCCTTTAGCAATAGTAGGATTTTCACAGCTTGAAACAGAACAGACCATAATACAACCTCCTGTCGTTGTTAATCCTGAAATTAGATTGTACGGCAGACGAGTCAGGAAGTCTCGCTTTTCGGGTGCTACCCTATCCGTACAAATATTATAATACATCTTTTACCAAAAATCTACGACTTCCTGGTTTTTCTTGAAGATACTCTTTGTAAAGTTCATTCTGTTCTTTTTTGAATCTGCTTAAATCCAAACGCTGTGAAGGTTTGGATGAACGCCACGTAATTAAGGGCTGTTCCTGTGCGTCCTGTAATATCTCGGCTTCAGCAAGGGATTTCATCAGGAAACCCTTTAAATCCTGTTCCTCGTCCTCCAGCGCCTTTATTTGACCTCTTACGTCCTTCAAAGCGGTTATCCTCTCAAAGTCGGCTTCTGTGGCCTGCATGACCTTGCCTGACACTGATATCTTGAATTTCTGCTGAATATCGGCAAAACTGATAGGATCAGGCTCGATTTTATTCTGAACTTTGTCCCAAAACTCGGCCTCAGCCTCAATTATCATGCTCTGAAGCTCCTTATCAGCCGGGATTTCGTATATCCTGAAGTCTGAACCACCGATCAGGGCTGCGACATCGGCTATCTCATAGCCGGTAACAATCATGTAGTGCTGGACCTGAAGCAGATAATACTGCGGAATTTCGTCTGTGCCGGGTTCTCCCCACTCTCTTGCGTCCCTTGCGGTTTTGACTTCAAGCACTCTTTTATCAGTTGTGGCTCCATCCAGGTTCGCTAACATATGCTTGTATTTCGGATGTACTATTATCTCATCAGGAACTAAAACTTCCCGGCCTGTCTCATCTGCATATCTTTGTCTGACAATGGGCTCCAACAATCTGCCCCACAACATTGAAGGATTATCTTCTATCGGATCAGCAAGGCCGAGCTTATCCATGTATACTTCCAACGGCGTTTTCCATTTACTCAGGCCACAGATAGCAGCGACATCTGAACCGCCTATGCCCTTCCTGCGCTTTTCAAGCCACGCTTTTTTATCTTCCATCACTCACTCCTTTCAGGTTTCATTCTTATAAGGACATTTATCTTCGTCACAATCAAAACGGTACTCGCAGAACCGGCAGACCGGTTCTTCGTCAGGCTGGCCTTGATCTGCGTCCCATATATCAGGGTATTCATTCATTCTTAACCTTCTCAATTTCCTTCTCTTTAAAAGTAAACAAAGACAGCGACGCAATAATATTAAAGGCCAGATAATAAATACCCCGACAAGAAATATTATTGATATGGTTTTTGTCATTTTAAATTATCTTCATCAACAAGGTATTCTTGAATTTCTGTAAGTGAACCTCCCCATCCAGAAAAACAACTCAACACTTCTATATCGTGTTTTTCTACAGCTTCAATCGCTGCCCTTCTTGGTGGAGCATCAAATCCTTGAAATGGAAATTCAGCGTCGGACTTTACAACTATCTTACATTCCCAAACTTTATATTTACTCATGATGTGAGAGACTTAACGACTCTTTCTGCTGACCCCCCTCAAGATAATCAAAGTAAGTATTTCCATCATCAAGCAACTTCTGAGCTTGTTCTTCTGTCATATTTTCCGGGTTATAATGAAGCATACCCAACCCTAACGGACGAGAGTTATTGTAAAGCCCTGCAAGTATCTTCGCCTTGTTGATTCCTTTAATATCCATTCCCTACCCCCTTCATTAAATGTTAAAGCCCATCCCGGCAACTGAACCGTGACAGTAGAATTCTGCATTGGGGGACATGGCTTAACGCAGAAATGTTGCCGGGACGAGCTAAATTATAAATTTTGTCACGATTCATTATACGACATCTTAAAACATCTAATTGAGAATGTCAAGTAAAAAGTGAAGGCATAAAGAAGCCCCCCATTTCTGGGGGCTTCTCATCTGTTCCCACACATGGCGGGTCAGGCTACTTAAAACTTCTTCTGTATAAGAGATACGGAAAGAACGGGTCTGATGCCGTCAATGCCACTATTAATATCGGCCATAGCATTAAGACCGACTCTCGGACTAAGACCGAGTGCATTGTCTGAATCAATTATATAGGTATCAATGACTTCGAATAAGTCAAGGCTAAAACCAGCACCTAAAAGCGTGACATCACCTAAATTCCTGTTCTCCAGAATATCTTTAAAATCACCAGCACCTTGTAACCTAAAGTCAATCAATCCATCTTTGATAGTAAGTAACGGTACTGCAAAACCCAACATGAACTTATTTTCATTGAAGTCGAAAAGCAAATCACCATCAATAATAACTCCGGTCTGCAAAATGGTTTTAAACCACTGTACGGGTTCTGCTGCTTCTGCATTCCCTGTCATTCCAACGATAAACAATACTGCCATAAGAATTAACAATAACTTTTTCATTTTCTCCTCCCTTCAAGATGTTTTTCATATCTCTTTCTTTTATTGGCTTCCGTCCTTGTTCTCTGTCTTGAATACTTACCAGTCTGTTTATTATGGGCTGACTGTTGCCCCTTTTTACTGCCTGCCATTTACTTCCCCTTTCTCTTAAAGATTTTCTTAAGTTTTCGCATTATAACATATCCGTCAAAATGCCATGTCCACTTAAGAACTATTTTGCGTTTTTTTAATTTTGAAAGTAATACCACCAGAAGCCTTTACTCGCCCATAGGATGCCAGTATTAAGCCGATAAGCTCCATGAGTTCGGGATATAGGTTTATAAGCTCAGTCTGTGCAACGGTCAAGGTTTCTGTTGATACTTCCACGCCTGATGCCCTCAGCACAATACCTATAATTGTAAGTATCAAGCCTTGAATCGTCTTGCTCTTAAGAAAAAATTTCATCACACTCTCCTTTCATGGATACACTATTTTTATCCTCTGAACGTCTGGTATGTTCAGGCAATCTGCATGAAGCCACTCACGGATATTACCCCCAACATCTCTCCCAACTTCAATGCGAGTTATACGATTTAATTTAGGATGCTCCTGATCTATTATAATTCTATTTCTGACTTCCTCGGCAGACATCCCTTTAAAAACCATATCAGCACCTTTACCAAGTCTGTGCGGTGAGTGCATTGCCCCGATTTTACAATATTCAGGTCTTAACCCACGGAATTTCGCATCCCCACCCCAAACCCAATTATTCATATAAACAGTGACTCCGAAGTATTCCCATATTCCATCTATCATCATAAGAAAATTAGGACTGAAAAACTGCCACGACAATTCACCGAACTTCTCAAAGGTGAATTTATCAACAAGTTCCTCAATGCGAAAGTGTTTACACTTGTAAAACATTAATGACTTCCCCCGGCTGTTTTAATCCAGATAGTAAACCCAACCGCAAAGATCATAAAAACAAAACCTATCATACCTATTAAAAAAGATTTCCAGATGATACCTCTTGTGTTCTCAAAAAACTCTATAACTTTATCCATTGCTTCATGGTGTTTCCAATGTTTTTGTCTATCTACATAAAAATCTTCTGTTTTCTTGTCAATATATTTACCTACAGCTATTGCAATATTTTCAATCTGTTCCTCTGAAATCTCTGACATCCTATTTCCCCTTTAGTCTCTCTATTTCCTGTAGAAACTTCATGTATTGTATGTATAGTTCGGGAGCCATCTTATTACGACAACTCTCTCGGTAGCATTTGTAATTCAGTTCGTATTGGATGGTTACGTTTACCAGTTCCTTAAGTTCCTGATTCCTGATATGTGAATTGAGTGCTTCGGCTGTTGCAAAATAAGATACAGAGCCTAGGGTAAGAGTCACAATAGTAATAACTGCCAATATCAGGCTTCTAAATTCTTTTAATTGCTCAATTAGTTTCACTTTCAACCTCAGTTTCTTCTTCAGCAGGTGCTTGAATACCGTTTTTGTTCATTCTCTCAAATATTGCCCGTTCTAATTGTTCGGCCTGTTTTGCCCATGTTTTTGCTTGAATGACCGCCCTTCCATATTGTTGTTCTAAATCTTTTAATTCATTCATAGTTGTCCTTTCTTTATAGTTGATCTATTTCAGTTATTGTGGCTTCCCAAATAGTTTTTTTCTCTGGTTGTTTGTCTATGCTATTTTGGAGTTGAACTTTAGTAGTTGCTTCTGCATCTGCTTTCATTTCTGCGATTTGTTCTGCTTCTGTTTTTTCAAACATAAATTCCATGAGATCATCTAAAGTTCTACCATTACGATGACTATCGTAAATATCACGAATATAAGACCAAAGATACATTCTCATATACTTTTCTTGTGTTTTTGTTATAGGCATTTTACCACCAAGCCTCTGTTGTTTCGTAAACCAAATCTACATAATTACCATCTGTTACAGTTATATCAGATGCTACACCATATATATTGTTACCATTTCTTCCGATTGTAAGATTATTGCCGCTACTACCCACATTATATATTCTATATATTTGACCATCAACTGGAGAGCCATCTAATGTAATAGTAAATGCTCCCCCATCTGTATCACCAAAAACATAATGATTAGCTTTGGTAAGAGTTTGATTCGAAGTATATCTATCCGTTCCCAAAACTCTACCTTTATCAGTTTTAAATCCCGTAGCACAATCAGCAAACAAGTATGTTTCATCATGATAAATCTTATCGTCCTTCCCTATCCCAAAAACTATACCTGAGCCTATTCCATCACCAGCTAAATAAATCCCGTAATTATTCGTAGCATACGACATTGCACCGACATATATTCCATAAGCGTCTGTCCGAGTTCCATTAGAGGGGGTGACAGGCTCAAGGTATATATGAGCAAACTCATTAACATCGAAATCAGGGAAAGAACCTCCCGTTGATGTATCCACTTCTGAGTATATTTGATACCACTTACTGATAGTATGTGTTCTGGCAGAAAAACCGCCCATGACACCCCTTAAATGCTGTGCATTAACTTGAGTGACAGTATATTCTTCACCCCCAAGACCAGTACCTCCAAATTGAGTTACATTTTTTAAACCTGTAACATCTGCTATAGTTCCTGCGGAGTTTTCTCCATTCATTTGAACGTCCATATTAACGCCACGACCAAAGCCACCAGCTAAGGCATCACCAGTGTGAGTTACTATAAAATTACCAGCAAACATATCTAATTTAGAACCCGCAGCAGTAGCAGTATTATTGACTTCTAATGTCAGGGCTTCAACCCCTATCGTATTAACAGTATCATCTTTGGTAGCTACTATTTGAGCAGTATCGCCTACCGCAGCAACATCCAGTGTTCCGTCTAATTTAGAGTTTCCAGTTACTCCAAAAGTTAATGTCGGTGGAGACATAGTTGAAGCACCTACAAATAACGGATCCAAAACATAAGAGGGATTACCATCAGCAGTAAAATATACTTTGGGTGTATTGTTATCATATAAACCAAGAAACCCTATCTCACTATCAGTAGCAGTGCTACCATCACCAAAATAGACAGCATAATCACCGTCAGTACCTTTTATAGATATAGTTGGATTTAATGTCCCACCTTTAACAATCGAAAGTTCGCCTGTAGAATTGTCATATGTGAAACTGGGATCACCAGTTACTAAAGTTCCTGCCCCATTAATAAAGAGAACTTCATCCGGGCCTAACGCTCCTGCGCCTATCTCATCAATGTTGTCTATGTATAGTTTTTCAAGTTCAAGTGCCATTATATAGCCGCCACTCTATAGGCACTATCTGTGCCTGAATGTGTTATTTTTATACTATCAACGCTTATGTTTGACCATTTTAAAATTTCATTGTTTTTCATGGTTATTGCATCTGTTCCCGAAAAAATCCCGTTAGTTGAAAACTCTACCGTAAAGTTACCATCACCGTCATTTATCACAAAACCCTGAGTAGAATTAGCACCGCCAAGGTCTGTGTTAAAATCCAAAGTCACAGGACTCTCACCCGTTACAAATGAAGTATCCTCGTAAAATTGAGGAGTGTCTGCTATTTCAGCAATATTAATATCTCTTGTAGCTAATTGAATACCCATTAATCAACAATCCTCATTCTTTCAAGTGTTACGGTTTTGGTAACAAATTTCGGCTTAACAACAATATGTTCCTTCTCAACGATCACAGGTTTTTCAACAATTAAATCCTTTTCTATTATATTGTATTTCACAACATCAACGGTTCTCTCTTTAAAGACAGGCTTATCAACAACCTCATCCTTATATATGATATTCTTAACAACAATTTCCTCCTCTATAAATACAGGCTTTTTAACAATGACTTCTTCTTCAACGATCGTGATTTTCTTTACGATAACTTCTTCTTCAACAATCTTGGGTACTCTCACTTCATATTCAACCAACTTAGGCACATTAACGATATGTTCCATTTCAACAACTTTTATATTACTGACTAAAACTTCTTTCTCTTTAAATATAGGCTTTTCAATAGTCACTTCCTTAAAGATAGGCTTATCAACTGAAACTGTCTTCTCAACAATTTTGATTGCATCAACCGTTGCTACCTGTCCTTCAGGTACAATTATTGTCTCTTTGTCCGGGGGGCGCACCCCACCACGCATAACCATCAGCTACCCTTCCATGATTCTACTTCAATAGTCGGCGCACTACTTTCTGAAGTAGCAAAGTATAAAATAGTATTTTCCTCAAGGTATATATCATCTATGTACTTTTCCGTTCCAGCCCGGACTGTCTGGTACAAGTTACCAGTAACGCCTTCTGAAGTCATTGAAAAACGTATATCTACCATCTCTCTTGCCTGAATAGATATCTTGCGTGTAGCCCTTACAACCTCTACAGAATACTCTGTATTTGCCGCTGCAAGTGATACTACCTGTAAAGTAAAAGTTGTTGATGGATCACTATCGTGTCTTGCCATGTTTCTCCTTTAGTTTAAAGTTACTCCTTCTAAAGTTACTCCTTGTACTGTTATTAATTCAGGAGCTAAATAGTGAAAATATTCTTCTATATTTGTATATCCACTCCCATTCTCATCACCACTACTTGTTTTAGAAAGATCACCAAAATTTGCAATTTCCCACCAATCTGCCATACCATCACTATCACTATCTACTGGCGGGTCTGGTGTTGTAAAAGTAGGAAAAACTACGTCTGCCATGTTAATGTAAGTTCCCTCATCTCCTGCAGTATATTCACTAACCAACCGAATATCTACACTATCTCTCATTGGTACAGTAGCCCCAGCTTGACTTACAATCTCATCAGCATAAGCCTCTGACATCGGAACAACTGTAATAGGGATTCCACCTACAAGTTCAAAAGGAGTATCACGCCTAAAAGATGTGCTTAAATAATCTGTAGGCCAACCGTATCTTGTAATCCATTCACTCCCTGTTTGCGTGGCTCTTGTATAACCAATGTTTCCAATCATATAGATCATTTCATATGGTGTATACCCGTCTGGAAAATTACCAGTAACCGTTCCTAAACCAGAAGCCCAAACCAAAACCTCTCTACCACCAGCCGTATCTCCCTCACTCCAAGGTGCATATGATAGTGGGCCGGGCTTAACATAGTTGTGAATAAAATTTGCATGAGCTTCATAATCTCTACCACTAACATTGGTAACAGGATTCATGGTCATACTGTTAACAAGATTAAAGTTGTAGATAACATTATTGACAAAATCAACCTTTGCATCATGAGTTATCATAGGCAGTCTTCCACGAAATGACATGATAAGATTTCTATAAAAACTGGCTTCAATATCTCCATCAATAACTGCATTCCTTCCCCATATAAGAACTCCAAGGCCATGATTAGGCTCTGGGTGAGCATCATCAACACCTTCCGCTATAAGACAATTTGAAATAGTAATGCTATCGGTTCGTACATAATTAGACGCAATATCTAAAGTCTCATCACACCCCCAACTAACTGAACAATGGTCAATAATGACATTATATGCAAGTAAACTACCATCAATCTGTCCATAGACAGAAAGAGAATCACCAGCAGTATCACAATTTCCCGCCCCATTACATTTAGCACAACCATTTCTAAAACGCATATGTCTCATAATAACATCATGTGTCTGTATTATGGTCTGCCAACCTTTAACTAAAATACCACCGGGAGAAGTTTCACCTGCTATTGTAAGATATGGATTATTAATTAAAAGTACAGAGTCAAGATCAATAATACCACTTACTTCAAATACTATAATTCTTGCTCCACTGGCTTCCGCTGCTTCTCGAAATGTATCGCCATCTACAGGGTTATCAGATAGTGTGTCGATGATATATACAGTTCCACCACGACCACCTATTGAGTTCGCACCCCCACCTTGAGCACCCGGAAAGGCTACAATGGAAAATGCCTGATAAGGCAATAATAATATTACAACTAATATAATAAATCGTTTAAGTAATTTCATAGTTATCCTCTTAATCATATGTCATATCAATGATTACTGTAGCTCCCGCATCTATTAACATTTTTATTTGTGGTCTACTGTCTAAAGTGGCAACATCAACGGTTCCATCATCATCGCATTCGGTACAGCCTTGGGCCACTAAATTATCTAAGGACAATGTATCATCTACCGCATCACCGACACCGCGAGTTGTTACAGTGGCACTGTCTATTGCATCTGATACAATAACCACAGTAAGAACTGTTCCCGCTCCTCCCCCGTCAGAGGTAGTGGTAATCCCTGTATATGTTCCATCACAGTCATCTCCGTCTGAACCAGTGCAACCGTCATCACTAAAATCATCGGTAGTGGCTGTCGCTGTAGCTTCAAGATAGAGACATACTTTTGTATCAGTGCAAGCACCAACATTTGCTTGTACTTCCCAATCTCCTATCATCTGAGCATCTGTCCCATCATTTCTCACAGTAGGAGTTCCGTCTGAGCCAATCATAGCCTCAATCCAGTCACCTTCACTTGTCCATGCTTCAACCATACCCATAGATGTAGGTACTGGCAATGCAGTAATAGCATTATCAGCAAGTGTTTTTGTAAAATAAAACTTATTTGTTTCTCTCGTAGGTGAAACAGGAGTTGCAGCCCCATCAAGCATTGTATGCCCGATTGTCCCGCCTTCCGAACCATCAATTCTTATCACACTTGTTAAACTTCCTACCAACTGCACTCCAATATCCATATCACATTCTTCTGCTCCTGAGCCAGTAGCAGTACAATTCCCAACTATCGAAGCGTTAGTATCAGTATCAGTACAATCAAGGTCTTTAAAAATAGCAGTGGGTGTAGACGATCTACCAGTAGTTAAACTCCCACTTGCAATAACATCGCCAGTTGCTACTACATCTACAGCACTAATATTAGCAGTTACAGCTATATCAGTCCCATCAGTCGTCATAGGCGCACCGTCAGGAGCATCAGAATTATTGAATATGAATTCCGTATCTACTGCATCACCAACACCACCACCACCAGTAACTGTCCACGCAAAAACTGGAGTTGATGTAAAAAGTAAAATTAATATGAGAATTATTATTTTTTTCATAATCACCTCTTCCTTGCCTTAACAGGCTGACAAGTCATTGTTATTGAACAAGCCGTACAAGTATCTACATCTATCTGATAGTAGTTAAACGGCTGATTGACTATAGATTGCCCACCGAGTGCAGCAACATCATCTTGCATACCAAAATAAGTAACATCATCCAGTGAACCATCTATATCAAGATTCAGAGTTCCTAAAGTCCCTGTGATATGACAAGTAATTGACTCGTAAGGCCCATCCCCACCATAAGTAGGCGACACTCCCGCCTCGTTTATAGTCGATGAAGTTCCATCGTCCTCTGTAATTGTATCAGGTGTTACATAACCAAACACCAGACACGGTACAAAAACTGCTATTAATACTGTTAATAAAATCTTCATCTTTGCCTCCTCTTAAATGTGATTGTCTCTTCAGGTTTTGAACCTTCAAATTGCGTCAATGCTCTCGGCACTAACTCTTTCTTTAGTTTCCTTACGCCTTTCAACTCACCTTTTGCATAGCCCCATTTCGAACTGCTTTTTTCGTATTCTTCCAATGTCATAAGTTGTTTCAAACCTATCATTATATTTGATATGAAGGAAATCACCCTTGCTTGGTTAGCCCAAAAAGTAGCATCTAAAGCCCCGTATATTGACATCAACTCTCGAAATATCTTTTGCCTTGCTCTGCCAATAAACGTATCATCATCCTGATCTACTATGTAACTGCCTGCGATTGACATCGCCAATACAACTTCCATAGACCTATATAATTGCCATGCTTCTTTTTCATTAAATTTCTTTTTTGTAGCTAATACCTTTAAGTTATTATATGTTGATTGCATCATAGGAACAGCCCATCTTTTGTATTGCAGTTCTGTTGCTGCTTCAGGAGTTGCTCCGAAAACTGAAGTAGACCCTATGACTATACGATACTCACCCATGTCAAGTTTTAACTGAGCAAGTCTTTCAGCAGATAATTCCCCTGCTTTAAATTCAGCATCAGTCATAGAACCAAGCAGAAATGTCTTGTTTGCTGAAATCATACCATGATGAAACAACCCAAATAACGCACCTGCTATCTTATCTCCACCATCTTTTGATACCTCGCCCAACTCATGCCATACTGACTTGCCTACAAAATTCTCATATTTTTTAGCAATGGCCTTACCTTTAGCTGTTCGCTTCCGCAGTAATCCTTTAGCAAAACTCTTATGTCCTAACTGTATAAAATTACCAGATGCTTCACCGAGCCTTGCGGTAAAACCAACGATAATATTACCGCCTAAATCTTTAAGTGCAGTAAACGATCTTAAAGCCCGGAGTGTAATATCGAGCTTACCCCCCTGCTTTATAAAAACTCTTGTATGTCTACCTTTTTTTGTATTCACATATTCTTTGAAGAATCTGTCGAGAGATTTATCTAACTTCAGACCACGCGGAGTTTTAGCTTCAGGTTCAAGTGCATGAACAATGATGTCCAGTTCAGTTAATGTACTATCCAACATCTTTTTCTTTTCGATATTGGCATTGTACTGTAAAAATGCTTTTGCTACATTCTGCGTAGGGTCAATCTCCCCTTGCCTGAATAATACATTCGGTATAAACTTCTCAAGGGGAAGCACGTCACCTGTTGCAGTATCGAGGATATTCGCTATCTGCTCATCATGCTCATACTTTGCAAAAAGATTTTTAATGCCTGCCTTAATCCCGCTGTCTTTAACAGTTTCGAGCAATCCTTTTCTTAAATGGTTAATGTAAGCATCCTCAAAACGAGTATTCTTCAATGCTTCTATAGACATGAGATATTCCAGATGTTCGGCCATTTTGTTATTAATATAATTAGCGTAATCTATTTCTTCTGGAGTCATCTCCTTAATTAAAGCCCTTCTTTCTTCTTTGTTAGCTTCTATGTATTGAAATACATTTCTATCTTGTGGAGCTATAAACTCCCATGCCTTTTCAGAAAGCGTTTTCTTTCTACTTGCCCTTGCTTTTTTAGCCAAAACATCAACTTCTTTTTCAGCTTTCAGTATCTCAGTCTGTGCTACTAAATCCTTCATCACCATTTTCTCTACTATGTAGCGAAAAACAGGGCTGACTTTTGCTAATTGAGTGTCTGGTTTGAAACGCTCAAACTCTGAAACTGTTGTTCCAATAACAGACTCAATGGGAACACCTATTTTCTCAGCCGTCTTTTCTAATGCTTCCCTGATTGTCTTAATACCTTTAAAGTCAGTCCGGTCTACAAGTTCGAGCTTCCTTGGAGATAAGAACAAATCTCCCTGCTGATAAGGCTCTAAGGCATCGTAATACTGTTTAGCCTGTTCCGTAGTCATTTTCTCAAGAGGCGGCAACTTCATAGCCTTCCGCAGATTATCTTCTTTCTTGAATTGCCTATCCTGTACCAATGCCATAACTTCAGCCTTGGCTTTTGCTGTTTCCTGAAACTCAACGGCTTTGTTATAAAATTCATCAACGTGTTGCTTGAACTCCAAGTCACTCATTAAACGAATATCTTTTCTTGATATTTTCCTTAACTGAGCATCGGTTAATTGCAATGTGTCTCTAACAGCCCTTACCCTTGCTCTACGCCTTTTAACTATTTCCTTGGCAGTTTTAACTTTAGATATTTTCGCTTCAGCTTTTGCCTTTTCAGATAACTTCACGAATTGTAGTTCAGCCTCAGACTCAATTCGTTCTTCTTCTAAGGCTTCTTCTGCCTTAAGACGTTGGAATTCAAGTTCTCCTTCTGCCTCTGCAACTTTTCTTTGTGCTTTTTCTTCAACTTTTGCGATTTTCTTTTCAGCTTTTTCAAGTTCTTTTTCCCGTATTTTAATAAATTCTAACTCAGCATCCATTTCCTTTTCTTTTTCTGCTGTCAACTCTTCAGTTTTTAAAAGCGTAGCCTCTATTTCAGCCTCTCTTTGTGCAAGACGTTCTTTTTCTTTTATAATTTTCTCAGATTCTTTCTTAACATCTTCACCTTCAGGGAATATCGCACCTGCAACTTTCTCGCCTTGCTCCATCTCAACAATTAAATCTTCAGCAGAAATATCTTGAGCAGAACCGGGCTGTGCTGATATTAATTTTTCAAGTTCTAAATCTATTTTTTCCTGTGCATCTCTCGCTTCAACTTCACCAGCCAAAAACTCATACTTCTTCCCGTGAACAGCGGGGTCTCCCCCTTTAGCAAAACCTTCTATCCGCTGTATAACGTGGGTAATCTCATGGACTAAAATTTTCTTTATTTGTCTATCTGTCGGTATTCTATCTTCTATTGATATAACAATTTCATTTCTGCTACTGCTATAGGCAGCACCTTCTTTTCCCTTTACATACCGAACTCTGACTCCCCTCAATTCACGATAATGCATAAACAATTCATCATGGTCAATTACATTTTCTAAGTCCGATGAACTGCCAGCGTGTTCGGTTTCATTAATGGTTGCTTTTATCATATGCTTGTTGAGAGAAGTTATTTCCATTTCCTTATCACTAATAGGGAAACGGATTTTTTTATCTGATAATGCTGAAAATTTGCCGATAGCATTAGTAAAACCTCTTGCCTTTTCTCCTCCAAAACCTCCTGCCTCACCCTTAAGTGGTTCAGCAAGTTTTTCTAACGCACCTGTTTCTTTAGCTACTCCTACCGCATGACCGGGAACACCCAAGACAGCAAAAGACATAGCTGACTCTTTAGCTGTATTAACAAGCCTTTCAGTTATCTCGTCAATGGTTGCTTGTGGAATATCCGTACCTTGTAATTTATTATTTAACTTCTTAGCCAATTCGGTAGCAGTTATATTAGTGGATTCCTGTGCTAATTCCTGAGCCGTTTCAGTTGTGACAAAAGCTCCGTATTTCTTTAAATAATTTGTCGCTATTCCTTTAAGTGTTTTATTCTTTAATAACTCGATGACTGTTTCCCTTAAAGATTTTTGGAATAACTTTTCAGCCCCCGGAAAAGTCCGCAATAATGTCCTAATCTGAGCAACCTCTATCAAAGAATTGACAACACCTACACCAAAAGCTGTTGCTCTGGCTATGTTCGGATCAATCTTATTTCCCTCAGAGTCAGTCAATGTTCTTATCTCCCGAAAGGCAAGTCCTGCTTCTATTTTCAATATATTTTCCATAGTACCGGACGTGAAGCCAACGCTGAACATACTGGCAAAACTTATAGGAACGGTAAGAATTTCCTCTGGTGTTGCTATTTGAGGGCCAGCTTGTCCTGCTATCGCTGCTGCCGTTCCCCCTGCTATACCAAACTTAATACCCCTTTCTGTGCCTTTCTGAGTACCCTGAACCATAATGGGGAGCATTTCAGCCGTACTTCCAACAGCTTTTTCAAATATCCCCTTATGTAGGGGAGGTGGAGTTGTAACAACTAACTTGTCAGAGACAGCCTCTAAAGCTGAAAATGTTTCTGGATCAGTTACAAAAATCATATCCCATTCCACTACCCCCTGTTTTGCACTACTCACTCCCGATTCCCACCGCTTCATCACTCTTTCTTCCCCTGAGAGTTGTAAGTTTTTGAGTCGTGGGTCTTCCTTGCTTACATCCTTTAAGGCATCTTGATAATCATAGGCTTCTGATGGACTTATCCCCAATGCCTCTGAATCAATTATTGCCTGTGTAGCCTTATCAGGATCAATGCCCGGAGTCATAGAGTTTTTAAATTTCTCCCACAATGAAACTTTGGGAGCTTGTTTTATAATTGTATCAGCCATTATTCACCTTTATTAAAAGAAATCATCGAGCCATTGTTTTACTGTTCTATCTTTTTGTTCTTGTTCCACTGGTTCAAATTCTGTTGTAATCCATTCATTTGAATCTGTATTAGGATTTTCCTGTTTCCATTTCTTATATTTCTTCATAAAATTAATTCTATTTTCCCGACTTACATCCAAGGCATCTTTGCTATCTTTTGCCTCATCTTTAGTCATCTGCCTTGAACGAAAAGTTGTTGCGTCTACCTCATTACCGTCCTCATCTATATAAGGCAGAAAGCCCCCGTTCTTTTCCCAATTCAATATCCTGCTTTCCCCTGCCTTAAAATCATAACTATTAAGAGGGTCGGCTTTTTTAAGCGCACCATCTCTTCTTTTCTCAAAATGGTCACGCTCTGGACGAGTAATTTTTTCCTTCCTATGTGCTTTACTGACTTCAGCCCACACTTTATTTATTTCTTTTTTCTCGGCATCATCTCCTAAGTCATCGAATTTAGAAGATAAACTATCATATGTATCAGGGTCAGACCTCACTACCTTACCTTTAGCACGATTTCTTGTTGCAACTATCCTATCAGCTTTTTTTAATTTATCAAAAACTTTAGGATTAACAGCTTCTATTTCAGGTTCAGTTAATCTTCCTTCCTCAAGTTTTATAGTAAAATCAGCATCAGTGTTAATCTCTAATTCTTCAATGGCTTCCTTTCTATCTTCTTCAGCTTGGTCTTCCTGTCTTTTAAGTTCGTCATCAACAGCTTTTTGCATCCTTATAGCTTCTGCTTCTAACCGTTCTCTATCCCCTGAAGATAAAACATCATTGTAAGTGCCTGCTTTCTTTTTAATTAAGAATATTTCAGGATTGTTAGTTGCCTCTGCTGTAGCCGCTGTTAAAGCAATATCAGAAGTAGTCTCATCAATAAGCACTTGTGGATCGTCTGGTAGTGGAATTCCAGTAGCTACCTGTTCTGCTATAAAGTTTTCAAACTCTATTATCTCATCCTCCATTAAATTCGGATCAGCCTGTACGTCCTGTTTCGATTCTTCACGTTTCAGGGCTATTTGATTTGCAATATCTTTCAGCGTTTCGGCACTTTCATGAGATATCGTCTTCAGTTCCCATTGGTCGCTTTTAGTCTTATAAGCAAATTTAAGTTCATCCCTATATTGGCTTGGAACATCCTTAAATAATCTTTCTTCGGCAATTTTAGCCCCTTCAAGAAAACTCTGTCTTGCACCCGCAGCATCACCAAACCTCTTTTCCTTTTCCTCTAAATGCAAGTCTCTCAGCGTACGGTTAAATTCTATCTTCTTATTATTTATTGCATTAAGGTCTTGAGCTTTAGCTGACGTTACTACGGCATCAATGGCCACATCCTGTAAGAGCTTAAATTCCTTACCAAGTCCCTCGGTTACTTTTTGTAAAGGCTCAACATCTATAGGAGTGGCAGCTACCTTGCCAGTTGGTTGTCTTTCAGTTTGAGGTCCGGGTATCTTCGGCATCTATTTACCCTCCAATAATCCAGCTTCACTTGCTGACTTAATAATCCTTGAAGTACCTCTCAGTATCGCAGAGGCCGTTCCGATACGAGCTATAGCGGAAGCCTGCCTGCCTTCTAACCTTGCTGTTGAGGCACTTATCAATTCATTCTGAACGTCTACATCTCCTGCAAATTTTATTGCCAGAGCCGCCATATCACCTTGTAATCCGGTTTCCTCTATTACCTGTCGTGCTGACTCGGAAATCTGCACTCCAGCCTTGCCAAATAAAGCACGTTGTGTTGAGGTTAATCTCTTTATTTCTTTTCTTTTTAAAGCTACCGCCCTATCTCTATTCTCTCTGGCAATACGGGCATTTATCTCGGCGACTTGAGCCTTCAATTCAGATGAAAAACGCAACGCTTCACTACGAGCTTTTATATTTTGAATATCTACATAGGCTGAACCTATAGCACTTATAGCCTGTAATCCGAAAATTGAGGCATTGGAAGTCTTGCTGAACGATGAAGATGAACCCCCTGTATTGCCTCCGAAACTCTGTCTCTGATTACCGAAAAAAGGCATCTACACAGCCTCCTTTGTATCAACACTGGCTACAACAGCTACAACAGTCTGTGGGAATGGTTTATCTTGTAAAATAGTAACTTTACCATCTGTTTCGTATCCTTCGGGATAATCAATATCTACCTTATCGCCAGAAAATAACGTAGCTGAAGTAAAATCAACACGGTCAGTATCAGTTTCATTCGGCCCGATTAAGGCGTTATATGATTTATTAAATCTTAAATGTACCTTTATGATTCTCTTGATTCTGCCCTGTGCTGTGCCGTCTGAAGAACCAGCTTCCATTTTTACAAGTTGCAATACCCCGGTATACGGAACACCGACCCCGACCTTAGATGCTGAGTCTATAGTTATCGACCCACTTGATACTACCGCATCGTCCTGTTCTACACCATCACCTATTACATTGACTGTTTCCCCTTCAAGGTGGTCAAGACCTGAGATGGTTGTAGTTGCTACACCGTCATACTTCAAGCCAGAATCTGAAAACAGTATAGGACTTGTCGTTAAATCATCGTCATTGAATATAGAGTCCATCTTCTCAATATATCTTACTGTAGAACCATTAACGCTTCGTCTGATAATTGCCCATAATTCATCTTCATTCGCACCGGGTATAACTGCAACCGATTCAAACACCCCACTTGCCCCTGTTGTGTGCTTATGCCATGCGATTACGTTCTGATCTTTAAGTAAGGTCAAGCCTATTAAAACACCATCTACCCTAACCATCCATAAAGTAGAATAAGGCTCATTCTGAAATGCCATTTGTATAATACCGTCACCAGTTATATGTTCTGCCAATAAGTTAAGATCATCTGATTTATACCTATCTACATCAAAACTAAATATCATCTCTCTGAGCTTCTTCGCACCTTTTTGAGCATATATAATAAACTGCCCCATCTTTACAGGCTGGATATCCGCACTACCATTACTTGTTTGTTCCTTTGCATCGACATTTGTAGGGGTTACAGGAGTGCCAGGGCTTTTACTTCCGAACGCCCATTCACCACCTCCAGTTCCTATAAGAAGATTATCTCCATCTTCCATCCACACAATAGTGTTGACTTGCTTACCAGCTAACGTAAAAGCGTAAGCGTCCGCATCAGCGGCAGCACTTGGATCGTGGTTCTCATAGTCGTCTGCCTGTGATGCCCATATAGTCTGAGGAAATGACGGTGAGCCAGCCCATAAAAGCCTATTCTCAAAGAAGACCACCGTAGACGGATAATCGTTTGTAGTCCAGACAGATTTCTTAAGTTCCCATTCACCAGCATCCATTACAACGTCTGTATCATATGTATCTGAAGCCAACGCTGCGGCTGATACAACTTTTTTATTAGTGTAGGCCATTATCTTATATGGTATAATTCCCGTTCCGTCATTTGTCGTTACAAACTTACCAACATCTCCAGCCTCAAATACATCAAGTGAACAAGTAAGTGTTACGACCTCTCCGTAATTAACTATAACCCCACCTGCGTAATGCCCTGATATTGTCATTGTTCCACTTTGATTTGAACCTACGAAATCCCATGTACCGGAGGCAACAGTTGTACCTGAGAACGCTACAAATATATCTACCGTTGCGTTATCAGAATCAGCTACCGCTACGATAATCGCCCTTCCATTGCCAACCGTACTGTCTTCCCTTATCTCCCTGCCTACGTCACCGTCTTCAAATAAAGTACCCCCTGCGGCTCCGTCTGAAGCAGCTATACCAATTCCTACTGCTTTTTGACCGAGAGTAAGGGCTATACTTGGATCTTCCTTTTCGACCTGTAACGGTGCTGGTAGAAATTCAATCTCGATTAATTTCCATACGGCATCCGATAACCTGACCAACTTACGAGAAGCATAATTCTTATGAGCTATGTAAAGCGTATCCGATGATTGTGCAAACTTAAGCTGAAATAAATGTTCTTTAAGGTATGGAGTCACAACTTCTACAAGCGTACCACCACCATCTGCTGATAGACCATACTCAACAGTAGGGGGAACAAAAGCAGTCGTCCACCTTGCGGTATCCGATATTCTATATTCATCAGTTCTTACATTCGCATCCTGCTTTGATCCGTATATTAATAACTTCGTATCGGAATCAGAATCAGGATGGGTAGTCGGAACTGTTATAGTGTCTGACCCGCCCGAAGGTGCTGCACTAAATGTATTGGCGTGAGTTATACGAGCATCCTGTATATTACCAGCAAAAGCAGAAGTACCGGGTGTTAATTCCCCTACATACAAAAGCCCTGCCTTAGTGTACCCGGTTGCATGAGAATCACTTGCCATTTGAACGCCATCAAGATATAACCCGTAATCATCACCAACCTTACATAAAGCTACATGATGCCAGTCAGTATCCTCTATTTCCTCTCCAGCCCCACCAGTACCTATAAGTTCTACCTCAAAGCCACCTCCGGTATCTTGAAACCTGAAGACAAGCCCTGACCCGTGTATATGTCCTAAATACCAAAAATTATTAGCGTTTTCGTATTGAGCTATATATATCTCTGTGCCTGCATGGTCAGTGTGCTTTACCTGCACATCTATAGTTACATTGGTCTGATTACTGACATCCCACTCAAGACTGTCCGGCATATTCAGATTATCGCCTGTTCCGTCAAATAGTAAAGAGCTTTGAGTGCCTGACCACCTGCCAGTAGAATTAGCCATAGTCACATTATTGGCTAAAGTAATTATATGCCCTGTATTACCTGAGTCGTAAATACCTAATGTTGCAGATATAGAGCCAAGCCATAAAGCCTGATCTAAATCCGGCATTGTTACACTTGCGGTAAAAGTTGTAAGAACCACGCCATCTACGGTTATCGCCCAATCATTTGCGTTACCATTCCATCCCCTGACTACCGCCACATGATACCAAGTGCTACCAGAGGGAACCCATGTAGCCTCCTTATGTATTAAACGTGCAGCGGTACTATCTACGTGAAGAACTATCTTCCCTCTTGCATGATCTTGATACAGATTAATGAACCCACCAGCAGCGGCGTTATGAGCCTGACTGTATAAAGATTCTTGTCCAGCAGGTGATCTAAAGTACACCCACAGATCAATAGTCAGGGCAGCGGTAGTATAGCTCCAATCAGCGTGATCTGCTACAGAAAGGTAATCTCCAACTGCATCGAAAATCCCTGCGGCTGTACCGAATTTCTTTTCATCAGCAGCTAATTGTGCTTGTCCATTGGCAGTAGCAGTATGTCCTGTTGCCGAAGAATCAGTAAATACAACGCTTCCGTTATTACCGTTCATATGAAGCATCAGTAACGTGTTGGCATCAACCCCGTAAAGCCTGCCTCCATCCCTGTAAAATCTGATGTATAAATCTCCAAACTCAAGGATATACGCTTGTTCGTTTGAAAACCTGAAAGGTACAAGTCGGGATTGCTTAGCGTTAGTTTTAGTGCCACCTATGTACTCAAATGCAGGACGGAATATAGCCGGGCCTTGAGGAGTAACAACGTAGTTTTCACACTTTTTTAAGAGCTTATCGTATTTGTCAAGATCAGTTCTACCCTCTATTAAAGGGCTGACTTCACCACCATTAAAAGATGGGATTAATTTGTACTCCCTCGACATCTATTATCTTCCCTTTATAACCCAATTAAAGTTAGTGTCTGCTGGCTGTTCGTCAGGATCAGCTTCAAATGAATCCTGAGCCTCTGCTTTCTGTAAAGCATCTTCGAATTCCAGTAGTATATCCCCCCACATAGTTCTGCTATTCGCTATAGGCATACATATCTGAAGTGCTATCTTAAGATACAACGCCCTTATAAATGCCGAGGTAAACTTGGATACATCCGTAATCCGTGCTATGTAAGGTAACTGTAGAACATCATCACCTGCATACAAATAATCACCTTCATCGAGAAAATGAACAGGTGGAGCGATATTTGCGTTTTTATCTACAAAAGTAGTTAAGTAATCCGATGGTTTATCGAATATCCAATCATATCCTATCCCTCGTCTAAGAACAAGAGTTACACCCGCAGTCGGACCTTCTGCTGTAAGTGCATTGTCATTTACAAGAGTGAGCGTAGCATCGGTAGCCGTTGCAACGGTAAATCCAGTTTGAGAATCGTTACTATCACTGTCTTCAGGACTTACCCGCCAACCAGCAATAATACCGCCCGTTGCAACAAATTTCGAATCTGAGTCCGCTATGGTATCAGGGTCAGCATCAGCGAATGTAAGATTAGCAGCAGTAGCGTAAGTCTTATTATCTAACGTCACAAGCCTACGAGCGAAGTTCCAAGGAAATGCTCGTAAGACGTTATCTCTTTCGTTAGCGAAGTGGAGGTTACACTGTCTTGCAGCTTTATTGTCATCCGTCAAGGCAGTTATCTTGTCATGACCTACTCTGGCTAAAGCCATGTTCGCAAGTTCTACCTCGGTGGTAATTAATGTAGACATGGCTTACTCCTTATTTTTTTTAGGTCTACCCGGTTTCCTCTTTGCTTTACTATCTTTTGTGAGCTTAGTTAATAAGTCAGGGTTTTGATCGTTGATCTTATCCCCTGCTGAAACTGGCTCTTTTTCTGTTATGTCTTCTACGATGACTCTTTTTGTGAAATTCGCTCTAATTACATCATCGATCTCCGTACCAACAGGCAAGGTGATCGTCCTCTCCTTCGTATCCAAAGGAGCTTCAGGAGAGAACGTCATTGCACCGTAAAAAACCTCTGTGTGACAATCGTAATTGTCCATCAAATCTCCTTATCCAGTACAAGTTATTGAGCCAGTTTGTTCACCAACTCCACGACAGAACCAATCAACCCCGTCAGATACGCAAATAACATAATCACCTACTGTATCAGCAGTATCAACGAAATTAATCACATCAGCATCATTCACGTTATAAGAAGCATCGTCCACATCTATCATACAAACAATGTTATCTCCTTCAGGTGAAGTTACTGTATCATCATCTGCGGAATCTGAAGCATTAATGAACATGAACTCACAACCCGCTGAACCTGCAATTGCCGGTAGTGTATGAGTTGTTGCTGGAGTACCATCTGCATCCGAGAATACCAGACCACACTCATTCATGGTAAGAGTATTTGCTCCACCTTCAGTTGTGTATCTCTCAGAAGGTTTAACCTCTCCATATAAGGTTACTACTGGAACATCTGAACCAAAATCTCTAATAAGAATAACTTCATCAGTATCGTATGCTTCACCTAACCCAATAACGAACTGGTCATCGGAGTCATCAATACCCATGTAGAATTCTTCAACAACACCGTCAAAGACAAGGTATGTATCTTCTGCTCCATTATCACCAATCGTCATTTTCGGAAGTGTACCTGTTAAGAGAATAGTATTGTCATCAGCGTCAAAGCGGACTCTTTCTTCAACTGTACCTGCTACAAACTGATTGTAAACAATGTCAGCATTTTCAGTACCATCACCGCCATCAGTTAAGATGAAATCAATACTAACAGCTTCTTCAAGACCTGCTGCTGCGCCGTCAAGATTTACAGTGATAGTTCCACCAAGATTTGTTGTACCTTCGCCGCCTGTAGTATCTACTTCAAGTAACAACATGGCGTTGGTAAGTAAGGCATTAGTTTCGGTTGTATTTGCCGTAACTTTTACTTGATCTCCAGTAGTTCCCGATGATGCTCCAGCCAAGCTAAGCACTTCTATGGGAGTACCTGCTGTTGCAACCTTAAACCTCATTGTTGCATCATTTGTGGCTGCTGTAACATCAGTCTGGATAACGTCAAGGGCTGCTATTTCTTCCGTATCATTACCTGTACCATCAGGCATATGCCATACCATGCCGATACCTGCGCTATTAGCCGATACCGAACCTGCACCCATTGAGAATCTAATCATATCCTCAAGAACGTCAGCTTCAGTTGTGCTTGAGTTGAACCAGAAAGAATCAGCAGTTGTAGCTGAATTCGCTGCTATTATTCTAAATGTTTCAAACAACGCACCAGCTGAATTCTGTTCAATGTAGAAATCAACCATTTCAGCAGCATCGGTTTCGTCATTGAACACCATATTGATATTGCCCTGTTCTTCAAGGCCACCCAAATCTTCCATATCAAATGATATGCCTGTACCAAATCCAGCCGCAACCGTACCAGTAGTTGAATGACTCGTAGTGAGTAAATCAGCCACAACATTTGTTGTTTCATCCGTGACCGTAATCGTAGTCAATTCGGTATGAGCATTAGTCGCCCCGGCTGTGAAACTTGAGTCACCAAAAGTAACGACTCTATCTGCTGTCGGGTCAGTTATGAGAAAACAAGTTTCAAAGGCATTATCAGTCGTACCTTCAAAACAAAGCGATGTTCCGTCAGTCTGATCGGTCTGTTCCTGTACAACACCATCTATTGTAACCGGCCCTCTGAACCTCATGTCATCTCTGATTTCAGTCGCATACGCAACTGCGAGGCCAATAGTGAGAATCAGCATTAACCCCCACAATGTACCACTTTTAAATATCTTCATCGAGTTACCTCCTCCTTAACCTTGAAAATGATCTCATGCCATAAGTTACAAGACCTTGTCGGGCTTGGTCTTACATAAATCCACGGAGCATCCCATGTTTTAGTTTTAGCTAATGGTCTGAGCTTATCTTCATTATCAGGGTCAATAATAAAACCCATGTCGATAAGTTTTCTGGCATTAGCCATTGGATCATCTGCCATGAAATAATCAAGATTGTACCGTTCTAAAAAATCACTTTTCACACCACCGTTATCACTCACAAATCCTCCTTAAGTTAAAGGAAGGCGGTACTATTACCGCCCTCCTAATTTTTACTACCTCAGTGTCGTATCGTCCGGCCCACCGAGCCATGCTGTTACAGTACCTGCACCCATATCATGACTTGCTGTTGTTGTCTGATATGTAATGCCAATATAAGGCTTTGTCGTATCCCCAATAAGATCAGGTGGAAGTTTAGACCTTACAAGATACTTACCAGCCGCCACATGACCGTTGTTTCCAGCCGATGATGTGATGTTTAATACACTAAACGACATTGCAATCGTACCGCTCTCTATAGACGAAGCACTCGCCTTTTTACGAAGATGAACTACCATCTCAGTAATAGTAGTTGACGATGCAACTAAAGCTGTGCTACCGACTATAATGTTAAGCCAGATTTCACCGCCACGGGCAATGTCATTAATCGCATTAGCCGATCCTACGGAAAAGTCGTATCTGGCCGAAGCACTACCTGTCAGAAACCTCTTCACTAAATCTAACTGCAATACATTGTTAGAGGAAGCAGGGACAATAGCCGCAGTTTCGTCAAGTGCTGCTAACGAACCGTTTTTGTGAAATACTAATGTGCTATCCAGTATCATTTTGTACCCTCCTTTCTTATGTTATAGCAGTTTCAGTGTTGCCGATTTGCTCAACAAGCCTCACTGGCCTGCCGTTGAAACGAAGAATGTCCTCACCAGCAAGACCATCACCTGCGCCCGCTGTGTAATTGACATTATTCTTATCCTTCAACTTAATCTGCATCTGAGTCAAAATAGTCTCATTACAGTAAATCGTTGCTCCTCTACCACGGTTTTTCATGCGGTTTAAGAGTTTAATGAGATTATCTTCATCGAAGATGTTTGAACTACCTGCTGTTTCGATGTTTGCTAAACGAGCAATACATCTATCATCACGCACTACAAGACCAGCGTTGATCCTGAACCAATCACGGTATGCTTCGTACTGTGCTGCTGAAGCTAACGCTGATGTGGAACTGGACTTTGTAACCTGCCCTTTGTCCTGATGTTCTACTCCTACAGTCTGTGAACCCTTCGGGAACACCATGTGACAGTTATCCGTTCCCCACATTACAATGTAAATAGAGGTTGTATCAGCACCCGTACCACCTTGTCCGAGAACAAGACCGTTAGTTTGCAGATTCGGCATCCTATGAGGTAATCCGTTAAACCTCTCAGGGTTTGAAGGTACATCACCGTAGTTTGTATTTGTACTTCTGTTAAAGATTGTTTTGACAAGCGTCTGCCCCATACCTTCAAGAAACGAAGTTGCTTCCTGCATCCTTGCTTCGGCAGGGTTAGGCGAGTTGTCAATTATCCATTTATCAGACTCTGAATATGACTCAAGCAGTCCGATGGTTTCGTCTATGGTTTCTGTGGTACTTGACTCTGTACCAACACCAGCGTTCAACTGCCTCCATGTACCTGTCGGAATACCAGTCCTCCGAACAACACGATGGAAGGTTGTGCCGTTTGCTTCCTGCCACACCATATCCTGAAACACATCGTTGACCTGATTCAGCACTTCCGCTATACGAGCAGCAGTACCGTCCGGGTTTTTCCGGCGAGCCATTTCCAAGAGCGTTAATTGAGCATTAACGTCGTTTGTCGCCATTTATTTTCTCCTAACTCGGCTCTGGCATATTCGACTTTGAAAAATCCAGCATCGGCGTACCAGAGGCCGTTCTTGGTATTTCTTTCTTTTGTGGTGTCTGATCTCCCTTAAGGAAAGCATCATCGCCAAACGCTTCAAATATCTTATGAAACGTATGCAGGATAATCGGGTCTTTGTCCATCCCGACATCCGCTAAAGACTTGAAATCGTCATCACCTGCAAACTTCTTTAAAGCTCGGACGGCTTTTTCGGAATTCGCTTCGAAATTACCCTTCCAGTTGTCCTTGAGCTTATTTTCCGCATCAAGGTCTTGTTGTTTGAGGGTTTCGTTAACTTTGTTATTCGCATCAGCCCCGTACTTGACGGCTGCTTCCCATACTGGCTTAAGCATGGCATCAGATGCACCGGCCTTAAAGCCGACTTCTCTGATAACCTTTTCCAGCCCTTCATCGTACAGATAATCCTCCGGCAGTCCTTCGGGCTTACCGATTGTATAACCGGTTGCTTCGTCAGGACGACCAGTTGCTTTAAAATATGCAGACTTTTCATCATCTGTCGATTGATCGTTCGGTATCCGTATCATACTTTTAGAATTTTCGGACAGGTCGATTAGCTTTCTATATGCATCTCCAGCTTTCTCCATACCACCAAATACTTCATGCCCTCTAATATCTTCAGGTACACTCGTCAACCACGATTGTTCTTCTCCACCTTCTCCAACTGATCCGGTTTCTTCACTCATCTGTTTCCTCCTGTTTTTGTTCTATTGTTAAACTCATAATTGAGTTCATGAACGAATTTGCGAATTCATTACTTCTGTGTTCTTCTGTCACACCAAACATCTTTAAGATTGATGTGCATAAATCTCTCTTACCAACTGCTTTATCTGTTTTCGTGTCGTCATTGAAAAAACCACCCATATATAAAATCATAGATAACGTACGTTTACCGTATTCGGTTTTAAACGTCTCACGAAAATCGTTTATATTTTCTTTTGTTAATAGGTCTTCGTCTATCATTGTGCTACCGCTTCTGATATCTTTCCATCAACGGCCTTATCAGCTAAAGCCACGTTCTTTAAGGTCTTAGACTGAGTTTCATTATTCAGGGTTTCTTCAAGTGCAGCTTCCTGTTCCTGCCTTACCTGCCTGTTCTCAAGCACTATCTGTTCAGGGATTATATGTTTTTCTGGAAATCCACCGCCCTGTAATACATCTCTTGCTACACCATCCCAATCTACATTATCGGCAGTCTGAGGGAACAATTCGATAATTGACCTTGCATTTTCCAACGACTTGATAATCCCTTGAGTTTCAAAAGCCCTGCGCTGAGCTTGAGCAAGAGGCCCGATATAATCAATATCTATCTGTTGTCCTGCTAAAACAGGGGGTGGGTCTAAAAGTCGTCCGGCATTAAACTCAATACTAAATACCCTGTCTATGTTCTGATCCAGAGCTTCGGAACTCAACGAAGTGACTATGGGAGCCAATATTGCTATCTTCTCACCTTGTAGTTCAAGCACCTCAGTAGCGGTCATGGTAGTGTCACGGCTGGTTATTAAAAGAAAGAAATCAACAAAGTACGCTGAATTTATAATGTTTCGTTTACGGTCTTGCTGTTCTATACCAACCGGATAGTTAATTTTTAAATCCATAGCATCGGCTTTTTCGTCAGGGTCTTTGAAGTAGTTAATACCCCCAGGTTTCCTTCTGAACTTCCCTTTCATGTTGGTATGGACGTTCATCGGGGGGTTAACGAATAGTTCTGCGGCTTTCAGTAAATCTTTCTCTAAAACGTGTGCGCCTATAATCTCAGACAGTATGTGCCAAGCCGGAGAGCGACCGTATAGTTCGTCAGTCTCTTTATCAAACCTCCAGATAGAGTAAGGAAACTCGTCATATCCTTTTTCCCCTAAAATCTTACCCTCTCGTTGAGGGGGGCTGGTTGAACCGCTATGCTTATCACTTGAAAGAGACAGCCATATAGAAGCAAATGGTTTATTTAACTGACCAATTTTTCTATCATCACTGTCTTTTCTTGGAAATACCACGTGAAGAATTTTAAACTTCTGAAGTCTACGTGAAGCATTAACGTCATTTAAGGCAACCTGCATTTCATGGGTTAAATTTTCCTCACCGAACTTATCCTTTAACTGCCTTGCTGTTAATTCAAACTCCCTATGGACACGATCTATAACTTTGTACTGATTCTCTGCTATCATAAATTCCCTTATAGGTATGGTCGTGAAAAATATTTTGCCTGTTGCAATATCTTCCTCAGAATACATACAAGCTGTCCCGATACTACCGCCATCTTTAATATAAGACTTCATCTCTGAATAAAAATTAGACCGCTGAAAAGCTTTATATAAACGCTCTTCTGTGTCCTGTAACCATATTTTTACTTCCGGCAACTGGTTGATATCTTCATCGGATATGCCGAGTTTAAACCATCTCATAGTAGGAGCAACCATAAGAGCATGTATACCGTTTGTAAATATATTTAGTGCTGATCTCGGTGTGCCGTCGAACTGAAGTTGTCCTCTTGGCTGACCCTGCGTAGTGTTTTTGCTGACAGATGGTTGATGAGTGATTACGTAATCAATAATGTCCCTGAACACGGGCTCGTACTGCACCTTAACGTCTACCATCTGTTGATCGAAATCAAGTATGTCTCGTGCTAATTGATCTTCTCTTGATAGTGCCATATCTTACCCTAACACCGAAGCTTGCCCACCGAATGTTGTTGATGCCCGGCCTAACCGGCCTATACCTCTGCGTTTTCTTTGTAAGCGTTCAACCCTTGAAAGCTCTGTGGCCTTCTCGCCCTCTTTAAGTCTTTCAGCTTCAGCAGAAGCTATCCTTGATTTTTGTTCTTCCATTATTACTCTCTGTTGCCTTCTTGATTTCGCAGCGGTCACAGAACTTGTTGCTGTACTGGCAGCGATTGCAGCAAGAGCTAAATATGTTGATGTAGCATAGGCCATTAGCTAATCTCCTTAATATAATGAGTTTCTATCTCCCTATATCCCATTCTGCTATAAAGATTCTTAACTTTGTCGGGCATTAGATTTGACAGGTGAACCATAATTATTTTTTTTATTCCTTGCTCTGATACCCATTCCTCAAAGACTTTCAATAATTTTAAACCTTTCCCCCTATGTTCCTTATTAACAAACCAGAAAAATTCCGATGCCATTATTTCACCACTATTCGGATCAGGAAATTTTACAGCTCCCAAACTGCCAATTATGTCTTTATCTGATTTAAGTAAAAAAATAACTCCTATCTCAGCGTTCATAAGGTCAGTCCAAGTCTTTTCAAATACTTCTGGTATGAAATCTGAAGGAAACGCTCCTTCTTCATAAAACTCATAACCTAATTCTTTTAGTTTTGTTAAATCTGATATTAATGCTTTGCATACTGATATCATTTTTTTAAACAAAAAAAGACCAAACTCCCGTTAAGGAATTTGGCCTTAAACTTTAATATGCCTTTCGGCTGTTTCGTGCCTAATCAGTATTAATGTTTAAATATAATGCGACTTCCATTATTACTTCATCATTTGTCTTTCTTAAGTAATCTTCAATCCGTCTCCGAATCTTTTTTATATATTCGTCTTGATTAATTACACTATCATTAGCACATTGAGACTTGGATGTCAAGGGAAAAGGTTTTTTCATAATTCTGTTATCTTTCCCCCATCCTTAAGAAATACATCCCCCCACTCACATATAATGGCATATACCATATCCCATATATTTAATTCTGCAATATCCTCTTCTGTCGCTGGACGCTCACTACCATCCTTGCCAACATACTTTAATCTATCCTTCGGACATCGCTCAACCATATACTCCGCATAGGTAAATGACTTATTGACGAGGTTCATGACTTATTCCTCTAATATTTTATATTTATGTAACTCAAATTCTTCTTTATCAGTACCCATAAGTCGCCACTGTTGCATGTTTTTCATATCTACTATTTTTGTATAATGTAAGCCACCTGTCCACTTATGCCAAGACACATAATAAAGTCCATTTCCTATATATTTTATAATCTTTCCTTGCCATGATGGTGCTTTCTCTCTTCCAAATGCTACAAAATATTGGCCTACAATAACATCTGCGTTTTGATTATCAATATCTATTTTTTTATACAATTCTTCAATAAAATCAAATAAACACGGATAACACCTAAAATTACCTTCCCCGTTCTCTCCATGTATATCACACACCCAAAAATCAGACATTATTTTCTCATCTCCAA